GGCTGTATTACTGCGCTGCGTGAGCTGAGCGTGAAGATCACGTACAGCAAGCGCCAGCCCGGCTGGTACGCCACACACAAGCGCATCGCCCAGGCCGAGTTCGCCCTCGTCCGACTGCTCCGAGAAGATGACCTCGTCATCCGCTCGCGCTCCGGACTCCAGCAGCTGCTCCGCTACGACGGCGACTTCAGCCGCCGCGAGAAGGGTGACGACGACGCCGGGCACCACTTCGACCGTGCGCGCACCTACATCATGGCCGCTGACATGCTGGCCAAGGTCAAGCGCTACAACGACCGGAGAGCTGCTCGCCAGAAGAACAACGACGAAGAACTCATGCAGGAGGTCCAGCCCGGCCAGATTCCCTTTGGGCTGCTTGAACGCAAGCGTGATACCATGCGGCGCAGTCGGCAGGAGTCCCCCTTCACCGTGCCGAAGATGAGGTAGCCGTGAAGAAGAACCCCAAGAAGGCTTATGCCGACGCCAAGAAGAAGGTCATGAACAGCTCCAAGGAAAAGCTGGGCAAGACCTACAAGGGCAAGTCGACCAAGCCGGGGGGCGGCGGCCGATTCCAGAAGATGGTCGATGACCTCATGAAGCGCGGCAAGAGCCGTAAGCAGGCTGAGGCCATCGCTGCAAGCGCCGGGCGCAAGAAGTACGGCGCGGCTGAGTTCAACAAGATGGCCGCTTCCGGCCAAAGCCGTAAGGCGTAGGAGTTCTGACATGGCACGCACCCGATACGCTCCCGGCTTCACTGGAAGCGCTCCCATTTCTGACGAAGTCGTCGAGTCGTTCACGGCCAGCGGCCCCCGCGCGATGATGACCGGCCCGCAGTCGTTCAGCCCTGTCGAGCGATTCACGTCGCAGAAGGAGAGGATGGAAGAGGCCGCTCGCGGCCGCATGGCCCGAGAGCGCCTCGCCGGTGGTCTGTACGCACGCGACGAGGCCCCGCTCGCCAACGCAGCGAAGGCCGAAATGGCTCCCGACAGCTACTACGGCGACATGACCATCAGCGGTCGCCTCGCTGAGCCTGGCTCTGCGACTGGTCTGCTCGCCCGCGGTGCAAAGGGCGGTCGCGTCAAGCAGGCGCAGCGTCTCCTGCAGTCTCTCAACTACGGCGTGCCTGGAGAGGGCGGAAAGCTCTCCGAGCTGACCGCTGACGGCGACTTCGGAAAGAACACCGAAGCAGCCGTCAAGGCCTTCCAGAAGGACGTGGGACTGGAGCCAGACGGCATCATCGGAGAGGATACGATCGGAAAGATGCTCGAAGCGTTCAACAAGTCGGTGCAGAAGCAGTACCGCGACCAGAACCCGGCTACCGAGCAGCCGCGCATCCTCGGCCCCATGGAAGAGCCCGACAAGGTCTTCAAGCGTCCCGTCGTCAAGGCGGACGAAGAAATCGACGAGACCGTTCAGAAGGCTTGAGGTCCCCTATGCACCCACAGAACCTGGTTGGTCTCAAGGACCTCATGGCGCACATCTTCCAGAAGTTCGGCCCCGAGGCCGTGATTCTGGAGGTCGTGCAGGACCCGGACGGCCACGACCAGGGCTGTGGGTGCATGGAGTGCATGGAAGGCTCCAAGTACATGCACGAGTTCTACGAGGACGAAGACGACTACGAGGGGCCCGGCGAGATGCACCGCGAGGAGCACGCCGAGGCCGTGAGCAACGACATGACCGAGCAGATGGACGAGATGGTCGGCGAGCTTCGCCAGGCCTCTGAGACGCACGCCAACCAGGCAGAGCGTCTCCAGAACATCGCCGCTGCGCTGAAGTCGATCGGAGGGTAGGTGGCCAAGCTCAAGGACCTCATCGACCAGCACCTGGCGTACTACAAGGACTACGAGAAGAACGACTTCGATCGTGCTCGGTCCTACTACCGTGGTGACTTCTGGGAGACGTACGAGAAGCAGGGGGCCATCCTCGATGCTCGCCTGTCGTCGATGTACGCGCAGAAGAACCTCATCTACGCCATCACCGACACTGCCATCAGCAGCCTGCTGGGACCGAACCCGCAGGTCGCTGCGATGCCGCAGACGCCCGACAGCCAGGACCTGGCAGGTGCGACGAACGGTCTGATGGAGTGGGCGTTCCGCTCGGTCAACATGCGCCGTCGGTCGGCCCTGGCCCTCATGGATGCCGTGCTCTGCAAGCGCGGCATCTTCAAGGTGTCGTGGGACAGCAAGAACGACTGCCCGGTCGTCAGCAACCCGAACCCTGCTTCGGTGTTCTTCGACCTGAGTGCTCGGGACAACGACGACATCCGGTACTGGATCCAGGCCTGCCCGCTCACGCCTTCGGCCTACAAGGCCAAGGTCAAGTCTGGTCGCTACGAGCACCACGACGACATCGAGCCGGAGACCTTCCCGACCTGGATGCTCGACGACGTGCAGAAGACCTCGATGACCCGGTTCGCCGGCATCGACAAGCGCATCATCGTCTACGAGTTCTACGACCTCGAGAGCAACACGGTCGTCCACTACCACAAGGGCGCTGACCACGTGCTGTTCAAGGGCACGCTGGACTTCGTCCCGTTCAGCATGTTCTCGCTGAACCACAGCGGGATCGACTGCACGGGTCTCTCCGAGGTCCAGCTGGTCCTCGACCAGCAGACGAACATCAACCAGCTGCTGACCCTGTGGAAGCGCATCACCTACCTGAACGTCCCGAAGATTCTGTACGATGCCGGGAAGATCGACAGCTCCACGCTCGACAAGGCGATGGAGGCCATGGTCGGCTCGTTCGTGCCAGTCGACGCCGAGGGCGTTGACGAGATGCGGAACTTCGGCGCGCTGTTCTACGAGATGCCTCGGCCGAACGTGCCCGAAGCGGTCATCTCGTTCATCAACCGCCTCGAGGCCGACGCTGCCTTCCAGAGTGCTCTGGCAGAGGCCGCTCGCGGCCAGGTCGCCGGAGCCAAGACTGCGACCGAGATGGCCATCATCGACGCGCAGATGCGGACCCGGCTGGCGACCCGCGAGGGTCACCTGAACACGGCGCTCGAAGACGTCGCTGCGAAGATGTTCTACCTGATGCAGCGGTACATGAAGAAGCCGAAGATGGTGCGCCTGTCGGGCAGCGACCTGTTCACCCACCTCGGGACCCAGCAGCTCAAGCAGCTCAAGATGGACTTCGAGATGGTGTCGTACAACCCCATCCGCAAGAACCCGGCGGTCCTGCTCGAGACCCTTCAGGCGATGGTCCCTCTGCTCGCCCAGGCTCCGAACGTCGACATGTTCAAGCTGTTCGAGGAGCTGGTCAGCGGACTGGGTCTGCCCAATCGCATCATCATCCCCGAGGCCCAGGCACGGCAGGCGATGGCGCAGGCCCAGCAGGCCGCCGCGGCTCAGCAGCAGCAGGTTGCCAAGGGCGGCGCTGCCGTCAAGGAAGAAGCACAGCCGCAGCAGCCCGGTGGTCAGCAGCCTACCGAGCGCTCAGTCGCCCAGGCTCAGGCCGGCGGCGAGATGGATGACCTTCCGCCCGAAGTTCTTGCAGAAGTTCAGCGCCTGGCCCAGATGCAGGGCCAGAGCCCGCCCCAGTAGGAGTCCGAGATGGCAAAGCGCACCGACGAGATGAAGACCTACGAGGACACCAAGGGTGACCTCGAAGAGCAGTTGCGGCAGGAGATTGCCGAACGTCGGAATATCGATATTGCTCGTTTCTCCGTAGACGGGAAAGACCACCTCGGCGAGTTTCCCGGTGCCGTCGGAAGCGACAGCCTGCTTGTCACTACGAACGTTTATGACGAAGAAGGCAAACTTATTCCGAGGGACAAGCAAGTTGACTCTCTGACGTACTCGATCGATACGCCACCGAGCGAAGGAGGATTTCCCTCGTCCGTTCAGAAGTTTGGGTTCAACGTCGAAACCCCTGCATCCGCGTACCCAGCAATCAGCGCGATTCACCAGAAGGCCCGGGATAACTCCGCGCCTCGGTCTGAACTGATTCGAGATCTTCGCGAAGCAGGCGTGTCGATGCCAGATTTCGCCGAAAGACCCGAGTCGGTGAACTTCGACATCTTTACCTTTACGGACAACCTCCTAAAGCGCCCCGGCGTCGCAGGCGACGCTACGCAGGCAGGAAGGGCGCAAGGCCGTGAGGCCCGGGAGGCCAACGTCGCTCGCATCCGTGCGCAGAAGGACCGCGTTCGCGGGATGCAGCAGATGCTGGCCTCTCAGGGTTTCTACGAAGGAGACCCAGACGGGGTCTACGACGAGAAGACCGTCAGGGCCATCCGCGCGGCTCAGGCTGCCGGCGTCAATGTGCCGCCCACTGCAAAGAAGTAGGAGCCCCAGATGGCTGACCAGAAGTATCGTGTTGATCCCGCTGACATCCGCCCGAACATCGGGAACTCGATGCGGGCAGAGGACCTGCGTAAGGGCATCGCTGCCCTCGAGCAGGGCTTCATGAACGCTCCAAGCGGAATCGACCCTGACGCTTACGAGCGCGCCGTGCTGTCGTCCGTGGGCGCATACCTGGGCCAGCGCGGCATTGACGCTCCGGCAGAGGCGATGAAGAGCCGCAACGCCATGTCGAACTTCATGTACGGGCAGATGGACCAGCTGACGAAGCTGCCTGACGCCGAGAAGGCGATGAACGTGACCATCGACGAGGCCTACGACAAGGACGGCCTCGTGACGGGCGATGCGATCTACACCCTCGACAGCGTCTCTCGCGCGGAGGACTGATGAGTTTCGTCTCTCACGATCTCATCTGCGAGAACGGTCACGGCATGCCCCAGGAGGTCTACCGACGCTCCGAGGGCCCGCCTCCGTGCGAGCACTGCGGCTCTCCGACCCACATCGGGTGGTTCAGCGGCGCGGCCCCTGGCTTCACTGGCTTCGGGACCATGAACGTGGACGGCCGTGAGATGTCGACCGGGGACTTTGAGTCCTACCGCCGGAACCTCGAGGCCAGCAACCCTGGCAAGCGGGTCAAGGTCGAGTCGTACACGGACCGTCAGGTTGACCAGCGTATCGACGAGCGCCGGCAGCGCGTGGCCGACAGCCGCAAGGCTCGTGGCATCGACGTCCAGGCTGTCGCCGAGCAGCGGGTCGAGAGTGCTGTGAAGAAGCTGGAAGCTGCCGAGCGTGGTAACCTTCCCTCGAAGGCGGTCGATGCCGCTCGAACCCAGGTCGTCAAGACCGCCAACTCCTTCAAGAAGACTGCGTGAGGTGAATCATGGCTCTCTCCCCCGCCGCTAAGCGGCTCAAGAACCTGAAGAAGGGTAAGTCCGACAAGCCCGAGATGGACGAGAAGGACGCCAAGCCGAAGGCCGAGGCCAAGGCCGACGAGGGCGGCGACATGACCGAGGAGGAGATGAACAAGGCTCTCGAGGACCTCGGTGGTGGCGAGACCGAGATCGAGGAGACCGAGGTCACCGAGTCTGTCGAGATGGGTGGCAAGGACGACGCCAACATGGCGGGCGACGACGCTGCCAAGGACCCTGTCAAGGTTTTCGCTGATGTTCTCGACCTCGACGACATCACCGCTCAGGCTGTCTACGGCGAGGCCATGGCAATGGCTGAGCTGTCGGACATGAGCCCGGAGCAGATGGCCAAGAAGATCAAGGGCAACTACGACATGCTCAAGAAGATCATCATGAGCATGGGCGAGAAGGCCGCCATGGCCATGAAGGACCAGATGAACCAGCCCATGGATATGCCCGGCGGCGAGATGCCCGCTGGCCCCGACATGGGTGGTCCGCCGATGGGTGCTCCGGCTCCCGGCGGTATGGGTCCGATGGCTTGAACTTCCAAGGAGTGGTACCGTGGAAACTGAAGTGAGCAACACCCCCGAAGCTGTCAGCACAGCCGACACGTCCTCGTCGGTAGAGAGCCCGTCACCTTCCCCGCAGGCAGCACCCTCACCTGCCTCGGCGGACTCTGGTGCTGGCAGTGCCTCCCCCGAGACATCGCAGGCGGATCGGTCACCGTCCGCACCGTCTCCGGGGGAGGCATCTTCGGATGCCGGAATCGTCGAAGAGACCGCCGTTTCATGGAACGGTGAACTCGACTCCCTGAAGTCTTCTGACTGGTTCAACAGCATTGAAGAGAAGCATCGCAACGTGCTTCTCGACGGAATGCAGTCGAAGTACAAGAACCTCGAAAGCGGCTTCACCAAGAAGACCCAGGAGATGGCCGAGTTCCGCAAGGCTGCCGAGGAGAAGGAGCAGGCTCTCGCCTCCGAACTCTCCCGGTACAAGCGGTGGCTGGACACTGGCGAAGACCTTGGGACCCAGGCGCTGCGCGAAGCCGACGAGCTGCGCCAGCAGCTTGCGGCGGCAACGCAGGAGCGAGAGGCAGCGGAGAAGACTCTCCGCGAGCAGCTCGCCCAGGAGTTCAGCCAGCAGCTCAGCCCTATCGAGCAGGAGCGTGACCAGCTCCGCCAGCAGCTCGAGGAGTCGCAGCGTGTCGCGGCTCAGCAGGAAGAGCAGCGCAACCAGGAAGTCCTCCAGGGCCTCATCAAGTGGGTCGACCAGACCGCACCTGACCTGTGGGAAGACTCGAACGAAGACGCTCTGTCGATGTTCACGACCCTGCTGGAAACCGGTGCGGCTCAGGACCCCCAGACTGCTCTGAAGATGGTCGGTGCGCTGCACCCCGCCTTCAACGCTTCTGCGCCCGAAGATCTGCCGGCTTCGATCGACGTGATGAACACCGAGTCCACTGCGTCCTTCGAGCTTCCCGGCGTTGCCGGCGAGCGTGCGTCGTACGACGACCTGAAGCGCAAGATGGAAGAGCAGCTGTTCGCATCAAGGCGACGAGGCTGACATGGCTGCCAAGACCAAGAACGTGCCTACCAACAAGGCTCTCTACGCCCGCGTCAAAGCCGCGGCGAAGAAGAAGTTCAAGGTCTACCCGAGTGCGTACGCGAACGGCTGGGTCGTTCAGGAGTACAAGCGCCGCGGCGGCAAGTACAAGAAGGCCAAGGCAAAAGTCGGCGGGAGGGACTGATGGCAAAGACCAAAGGTGGACTCGACCGCTGGTTCAAGGAGAAGTGGGTCGACATCAAGACCGGCAAGCCGTGTGGCCGCAAGAGCGCAAAGAAGAGCAAGCGCGGCTACCCGGCATGCCGTCCGTCGAAGCGTGTGTCCGAGGACACTCCCAAGACCGTTGGCGAGATGAGTTCTGACGAGAAGAAGCGCTTCAAGAAGACCAAGACCAGCTCCAAGCGCATCCCCTACCAGCACGAGAACCCTGGCAGGAAGCGCAGCAACACCGCCAAGCGCAAGAAGAGCGGCGGCAAGAAGAAGCTGGTCATCGTCAGCAACTGATGCGCTTCGTCGTCACCGGCTACCCGCGCTCCGGGCACGGGTGGCTGGCGAACTACCTCTACAAGGATGGTAGCGTCGTCAGTCACGAGGGTGCTCTGTCCTTCCTTCGAGAAGGTCGGACCGTGCGGCAGGCGCACGTTGCAGCGATGCGCGGGCTGGACGGAGACTGCTCGTCGTCGTGGCTGCTGTACCCTGACCTGCTTCGCATGGTGCCCCGCGTGGTGGTCATCGAGCGGCCCCTGACCGAGGTGGTTCCGAGCTACCGCGGCGCTGTCGGCAGCACACCGTTTGCCGAGCGAGAGATGTTCAGGCTGCTCGAGCAGGGCTTCCGAAAGACCATGCAGTTCCACCCCCTGATGCTGCCGTACGAGAAGCCGTACGAACTCTCTACTGTCGAGCGCATCTGCAACTACGTCGGAGAAGACTTCGACCTGGTGAGGTTTGCTCTGCTGCGTCATACACGTGTGTTACAGGACACAGGAGCGATCCTCAAATCAGCGGAGAAGTGACCTTGCCTGTACTGCACTCAAGCCTGCCCGATGAAGTCTTCTACTGCTACGTCCGCATGAGGTACTTCTACGGTGGGACCCTCCCGAAGGGAGAACCTGCTGTGATGAAGGCTGCGGTGTACGGCGTGAGGAGCCGCGGCGGCAAGGCCCTGGGGTTCAACCTGCTGCTCGAAAACGGAGCATCCTGGGCAGGACCGGCCATCCCCATCAGCGCACTGTGTCATCGGGGGCCCGACAGCACTCTCGACCCTGCGGCTGTACCTGAGATGCCCCTGCGAAACCTGCAGGCGTGGGACTGCTTCGGAGAGAACTTCAGCGTCGAGTCCTTCAAGGGGCTCCCTGACCTCGTGTGGGTTCGGCTGCCGAGGAGCGGGAAGGTCGAGCAGGGGCGCTACCAGTGGACGATCGACTGGTGGGGCAACGGCTACAGCGACACGCCCTGGCAGCACAAGCAGGGCCACTTCATCGCCCTGGACAATGGCAACTACTGCCTCGTACCGAACAACTACTGCTGCTTCCACGACCCGAGCTTCACCGACCCGTTCATCGTGAAGAAGGACGCAGTTCCGAAGTTCACCGAAAACCGATTCGACTACTCGGTCGAAGACTCATGGGTTGTCGAAGGCGACGGCCAGTTCTTCTACGACGACCGGGACTGAACTTGCCCTGCGTGCTATGCTGCGCTCGAGAGGTCTATCATGGGGATTTACACCGTTGTCAACGCAAACGCAGACGTTGATGGAATCGACCAGGCCTTTGAGGCCAGTGAAAACATTCCGCTCGTTCTGAACACGCCACACCCGACTCGAGTTGTTGGCCAGCCGTTTGTGGGTCACCTGGGTGCGCTCTATGTCGACGTGACCGTCGCATCGGGCAGCCCGACCAAGTTGACCATGAGAATCTGTGCGGTCGATGACGCTGACCAGCCCATCATCATTCCAGACACCGAGGCCACCCTCGCTATCGGAATCACGAGTACGGAAGCCTCGGCGACTTACGACATCGACATTCCCTACTCCGACCTGTCTCGCACGGACACTGTCTACGCATTCTTCAAGGTCGACGCCGGAAGCGTCAACATCGACACTGGCTTTGTCCGTCTGACCTGGACTGACTGATGCCCATCGCTCCTGTCTTTCCTGAGCCGAGCACCGGAGGCGGAGGCGCTTCCGGCCTGCCTGACTGGGAACTCGTTGACGTCACCGACGGGTCGTGGACCTCGAGCGACCCCGGCACCAACGGCCGGGTCTCTTCGATAGCTGTCGCCAGCAACAACACCACGGTGACGTGGAACTCGTTTACAGCTACGGCTGATGATGCCCTCGACGGCACGAACTTCAACGGTCAGCGCTACTACCGTGCGTTGACCTACCCAGACGGCACCGCGGTCGACCTTGCGGACGATGGCTGGACGATTGAGACGTGGGTAGACACACCGGCCGTGGCCGGATGTGCGCGCACTCAGTTCGCCCTTGGCGTCAGTAGTGACCCGACGGCCACTACGAACAGTACGATCAACTTCTCCGGCCTCTACTGGAGTCCGGACCGGACTGACGGCGTCCCGTACATCGGCCAGATTCGCACCAACGCGAGCCCGCTAACAGCCTTCAACCTCAACAACCAGTACGGCTACGGCCGCACTGCGTTCGTAAGCGGGAAAGGGGGCATGTCGTTCGGCTGGGCGATCAAGAGTGACGGCACCTCAACCGGCTTCAACAACAGGTCGACCACAAACTACACGGGCACGGTCTACTTGCAGCTCTCGATGGGAGCCCCGAGCACTCGAGTAATCTCGGCTGCTTCGACCAACGTCTTTGCCGTCTACTACCGCGTCATTAAGACGCCCATCGGGCCCACAGGAAACGCGCCATGAGCCATACGCGAGAGGACATTGACGTCGACTTCGCTGTTCAGGGCGAGACCGAGACGGTGTTTCTCGTTCGCTCAGCCTGGGACGCCGCGACCTGGGAGACGGTCCGGGCAGACATCCTTGCGCGCATCGCTGCTGGTCAGACGCCGGTCATCGCATCCCATCTGCAGCAGCTCGGTCTCTACGACGTCGTTCGCCTACTGGCGACCGAAGGTGCCTGATGCCCATTACTCCCGTCTTTCCTGACCCTGGCTCCGGTGGTGGTGGAGGTGGAGGCGACTCCATCGTCACGCCTCCGTCGTCTACGACGGAAGCTGTCGCTGCCGGCGGGTCTCCTGCGGCGAAGACATTCGGCGCGTTCACCGACCCTGACGGCGTTATCGACAACTACAACGCGACGATCATCAACGCGGTCGGGTCGACCACGGTGTCGGGCACAGGTCTCGGGGCGTACACGTTCAGTGGCAGCGCGGACGGTGACTCGTTCACGCTCAAGCTCGACGCCCGAGACTCCTCGAACAACATCTTGGCGACTGCGCTTCACACGGTGAACGTCGCAGCTGCCGCGGGCGGTACGACCCTTGACCCGCTCGCAGAGTTCAGCGGCGTAAACTATGACTTTATGACGACCGGCGGGACGGGAGGCACCGGTGGAGAGGGTCCGCACACCGTCAACGGCTACAGCTTCACACTGTCCTACAACGGCACGTCCGGCCCGGATTCGCTCGCGTTCGTCTCGGGCGTGCTCCAGCACAGCGGCAATGTCAGCACGAAGCAAGCCTACTTGATTCTGGACTTGGGGTCCGATGTCTCGGATGTTCCCTACGTCTTCAACGTGTCCACAAGCAACCTTGGGGCATCGTCGGGGCAGTCGTTCATCTACCGGATCGCGAAGCATTCGACGCCCGGAGCGAAGGACGACACACTGGGGGCGCTGTACGGCTTCGATGGTGTGGCCGACGACACCAGCATTCTGTGGCGCGAAGCTGCCAGCCCCAGCGTCTACTCAACGGTCCAGCAGGTCACCGGGCTGACCGATATCTCGACCACCCCGACGCGCGCAGCCAGCCATGTCATGGGCGGCGCCATCTTGGTGTCCTACGACCAGGGCACTGCAGCGCTGCCGACAGATGGGCGCGTGCTGTCGAACGCACTGACGCAGCATGTCGCGATCGGGAACCGTGTTGCCAGTCCGCAGAACCGTAGGTACGTCCACATCTTCTGCTTGGAAAGCGTGGACCTTCGATTCGATGTCCTCAAGCTGGTGATCGCATGAGCATCTACACAGAACCAGAGGTGGTCCGTCAGACCATCGACATGGATGGGGTGATGGGCGAGTACGCCCAGGTCATCCTTCTGATGCCTGTGGCTGAGGCTGACGCCCTGGCCCAAGCGCGCATCGACCGTTTGCCGAACGACCTGCTGGCTGACCAGGCCAAACCCACTGCACGTGCTGTTGCGGACGCTTTGGTAGCCGCCGGATACGGGAGTACCTGATGGAAGAGCACGCTGCGCTCTACTCGATGCTGACGGGCCCAACCAGCTCGCTTATTCTGCTGCTCGGAATGGCCCTGGGTCTCTGGCGTTTCTTGACCCAGACCATTCTGCCCGCGGCAAAGGGGTGGGTCGACCAGCACTTGAATCAGGTTGACGAACTGCTCAAGCAACACGAGGCAGACCGTACGGCTTGGCTCGCTTCGATGCAGGACTGCCATCAGCGTGCGTCGACTCTCAACGAGAACATCGAGACGGTAAGCCGTAAGGTAGGCGGACTCTACGGCCGCCACGAGGCGCTCAACCAGCGAATCGACTCTCTCATGACCAAGCCCATCGACAACGGAGCAGCGTGATGGTTGTCATCCTCGACAGGCAGCACTACGGCAAGCCCGGTCGTGACGACCTTGGGGCGGGAGTCGACCTGAACGACGACGGCGTCATCGAGCGCGAAGAGCGCGAGGCCGTCATGACCCTCGTCTACATCGAAGCTGCCAAGCAGAAGCTCGAGGCTGACGGGCACAAGGTCATCATCATCGACAGTGGCTGGTACGCAGACCGTCACGAGGAGGCCGTGGGCATCGCTCACGCCCACCCCGACGACATGTGCGCATATATCGCCTGCCACCTGAACGCGGGTGGAGGGGACTACTCCGTATGCCTGTACGACCATCGCAGTGGCGGTGGTCGCAAGCTGGCGCTGAGCGTCGCCGCAGAGATGACCGACCAGATCACGGGCGTGCGCCGGCACCTGACCAAGGCTTGCAGCCCTGACCTGTGGAACAACGCCTACCACACGGTGAAGGGCATCTACGCCGGGCCGGGCAACCTGTCGGGCATCTGCTTCGAGCCGGTCTTCATGGACCGTGCGGAGCACCACCAGTACCTGACCCACGACGGTCTGGCCCTGATTGGCCAGACTCTCGCTGAGGGCTGCATGGCGTGGGGCGCGTGATGACCAAGATGATGGACATGCTGTTCGACCCGGTCAAGAAGATCAGCTACCGACGTCTTCTGGCGTGGAGCGTGGGCACCGCCCTGTGCTTCTACGGCAAGATCGGCGACGACGCCTGGATGTGGGTGACCATCGCCTTCATCGCTGGCGAAGCCGCCAAGGGACTCGCCGCACCGAAGAACATCAGCAAGGATGAGCGGAACCGTGAAGTTCATGGAGTCGAGTAAGATGGACCCCATCACCCTGACCGTGATCGCTGTCGTCGTCAGCGTCGGAGCTGGCTTCGGCGCAGGCTGGGGCCTCAAGCCCGATGACACCACCAAGGCCCTCGAGGCCCAGGCCCAGAGCATCGACGCCATCCTCGATGGGCAGACTGAGATTCTGACCGAGGCCAGCAAGCCCATCGTCATCGACGCAGAGATTCGCGACAAGCTGGCGGACACGCCCCCTGCCTGCGTCAAGGACCCGCTCGGGCTGGCGTGCTCTCTCCAGGCGTGCTGGCAGTTCGGCCAGTCGTCGGCCCAGAGGCCGGAATGTTCAAAGATTCTCGAGGCTTACGTCCAGAAGCAGGCATGTCCCGCGCCATGAGACCAGTTGTGCTGGCGCTTGCCGGCAGCGCGCTGGCCATAGTCTCCGCGCTGGCCGTGATTGCAGTGTTCTTCCCCGAAGAACCAACGTGTCTGGTGCCTGGGCCCGTGGGTGGTTCTCCGGTCGAAGACACCTGCCCGGATGCCAAGATTGAGTGTCACTGGCAGGTTCATTACTGCGAGGTCTGGTACGACGAACCGACTGACTGCGCAGAAATGGGGCCGGCGGACCCAGACACCAACTACGGGACCGTGTCCTGGGAGAACTACTACTGCGGGTGCGACATGAAGTGCCACCCGAAGGGCGAGTGCAAGGACGGCAACAAGGCGGAGATGATCCAGCAAAAGTGCTCTGCGAAGTACGGCTGGCCTGAATGCCCTGATGGCGCGTTCACCTGCTACTGGCAGGACGAGAACGACTCAAACGTCCACTGCCCAGTCCCCAAGTGCTGCGGCGGTTGGTGCGACCTCTGGGAACCCTGTTGACCAGAGGTCGGTCGGTTCGCCGAGTGACCCAGCGGCGGCGCTTAGTCTGGCTGCTTGCGGGAGTCGAATACGCTCGCCATTGCGGAGCCGAGGATGCCAGTCAGGACCAGCAAGACATCCTTGATCATCGACAGTCCCTCCCCCTGAGACCCCGTCGACCATTGAGCGACGACGAGCAGACCGAGCATCACGACGAGACCCACCGTGCCCGTGAATATCTGGCGGAGTAGGGTCACCTGACCAGAGAGGCGCTGCTGCCGCAGCAGACCGTCCTCGGCAGCTGCTCGAGCTTCCTCCGCTTCGCGAGCCGCCGCTTCCGCTGCCTGACGCAGCTCGTCAGCGCGCTCAGCCGCCTCGGTCATTCGGTCTTCTGCTTCGACCTCAATCGTTCGGTCGCGGAAGATGGCGACGAAGAAGCGCTCTTCGCTGTTCACGATGTCCGCAACGTTCCCCGCCAGATGCACCCGAGACCCGTCACGCCTCACGCCCTCGAGGTTTCGCCATGCACCCATGATGGTGCTCGAGGTCATCCGACCCTCGCGGCGCTTCACCCGATCGACGTAGCCACCGACATGCCCCTGGTGGTCGGCAGCGACCTCGGGCGGCATCAGGGCCCGGACGTCAAGGCCGCGCATGCTGCTCGGGTCCGAATAGCCGAAGAGCGTGGCCGCAGCGCTGTTCGCGTGCAGCAGCAGAATGTCCCCGGAGTCGTCGGTCGGGA